GTTCCACAGCGGCGGGGTTGTAGTCTGCATTCAGGAATGCTTTGGCAACCTCTTGTGAGTCCATCTCTGCGAACTGAGCCATCAACTCATCAGGGTTTTCAGCATTCAGGACGTCGTTAACCAAGCTAGATACAGGATCTTGCTCAGCTTCAGGCTCAGCCTCTGGTGCCTCTTGCTCAGTACGAGCTTCGGGGTCACCAAGTTTCTTCTGCAGTTCAATGTAGGCTTGCTCTAGGTCTTCAGCAGACTTGAACTTACCTGCAAAGGTTTGCTGTTCCTCTTGGAACGCCTGTTCTCCAACCTGAATAGCTTCCTGTTCTGCTTCTGTAAACTCAGGTGCATTCACATCTGTAGGATCATAATTAAGAGTTGCCATTATCTTTCACTCCTTTGGCGTGGACTACATTTAGTTTACCCAGTCCTACGCTAGTAACATAGTTAGGACTGCGACCCAACAACGGCTTACCCAGTTTATCTTTGGGAGCATACTTGTTGATTGGGATTTCTTCTTCAGTTTTTTCGACCTGTGTTTCTACAGGTTCAACTGGTTTAGCCTGCGCCTTGCGGCGGCGGGGCTTCTTCGGTTCCGTCATTTGACTCAGGGTTTAGGGCGGGATTTTTACTGGGATCATTTGCAGGAGCATTGGCCAGTTGACCAGTCTGCTTAACAAGTTCCATCTCTTTCTGCTGATCCATAGCCTGTTGATTCTCAGCTTGTAGCTGGTCTTGAGACTTGATAAGGTTCAGCGTGTCAATACCTTGAGCGGCAGCGAGACGTTTGATGTACTCACTGGGATCAATGTACTGCATGATAGCCTGTGGTCCCATCGTCTGTGCGATGGTCATCAGGAATTGTGTAAGAGACTCTCGATCCTGTCCACGTCCTAGTGCATTCACACCAGCAACGATGGACGGGCGGACCAGATCACGTGGTATCTTGGGGATCTGACCCGACCGTTGTAGTACCAGCAGCGTCCTGTTTAGATAAGGGATGAGGAATTCAATAGTAAGCAACGAGAAGATACCTCCTAACTGTTGCTCAAGTTCAAGCTGTGTAAGCCTGACTTCCTCAGCTGTTGTACGTTCTGACTGTCGGATGTTAAGCACCAGGAATGCATCACTGATTCGTTGTGCCATTGTCTGTGCCATCTGTGCAGCAGTAGCGAAGTCCGCTTGCTTACCCACAGTAACAGCCTGCACATCCTCTGGACGTCCTTGCACAATAGCACCATTCCCTGCCTTGGCTAGAGTCTGAGGCTTGGTTGTCGATGATGGTGACACCAAGAACACTACCTTAGCAGCAACTGCTGACCCTTCAACCAGGGCTTGTGACAGTGCTTCAAGTGATTTGAGATCACCTAGGTACTCCTCTACTCTGCCACGACCATAGTCTTCGCCGTCAACAGTGTTGAATCTGAGGACCAAAAATGGACTAGCATTCTTAGGGGCTGAGCTCTTGGTACCAGGGATTACCTTATCAAAGGCTTCCTGATGCCAGTTCCAGCGACCGTTCTTACTATCCAGATGGACATAGGTGTACACCTCAACCTCCTGGTCCTTTGTGCCTTCGCGTCCTACGTGATTAGGAAGTGGTTCCTTCAGCACATCGCCAAGAACCTCACGACTAATTTTTTCTTTAGTTACAATCTCGATCACGTTACCATTGCCATCACGGTTGACAACGTATCGATTCAGTGGGTAATGTTTCAACCCTTCTTTACCCATGTAGATCAGTGCATTACCACCGACAATGAGATGTCGTACAGCTTCATGTACAACCACACGATCACTTGACGCATTGATGTAATCCATAATCATCCTTTCTACCTTAGAGAAAGAGAGATCAAGTTCACTTCTAATTTCTGGATCAAGTTCTTCACCCAGCTTGTCATCCCTAACCTGTAGTTTAAAGAACGTGGTTTGGGGAGGGAGCAAGGCAAGCATCAGCTTAGCTGCCAGCGTTGTGACAGCTTTAGAACCGACTGCTTGCCATGGTGTAGCAAGAGACTTGCGGTCTTGTGATTCGTCTTGTCGGATAAGGTAAGGCAGAGTCAAACGTGAGCATTCAACTGCCATGTCAAGATAACTATCTCGACGTGAACGCAGTTTATCATACCGTTCCTTTGCTTTCATTATGCTAGACCACCCATACCACCTGTACGGCTACCAGCAGCACCACCCATACCAAGTGGGTTAGAGAATTGATAGGTGCCACGTGAGGTAGCACGTTTTGATTCAGTCTTGGATGCAGCAGCTTTAAATTTAGGTTGGTACTCAGCACTACGTAAAGACTTGTTTGCTTTCGGGGGTCCCTTTGCAATAGCTGCCATCAGTTGCTGCTGTTGAGCAGCCATGCGATCACGTGCTAGGTTGGACTGGTACGCTGCATCAGCTTGTGCTTTAAGAGCACCGTGTTGTTGCCGCCAGTTAGCAAGAGCTCGGCCTGGTTTACTAGCACGTGCTGCATTGTTTGCCGAGGCAGCTGAGCCACCCTCAGCAATGATTTGGTTATAAACGTTTTGATTAAATGCCATCTTCGTTTAATTTATTAAGTAACCACTCCACTACGGAGCGTTGTCCAGATCTATACATGATAGTTGAGATACTATCACCAGGACCTGGGTTTGTGGGTGGGAAGTTTTCTTCCATCTCTGCAAGGATAGTCTTGACGGTAATACCGTAAGCTTCAAGCGTATTGAGGGAGATTGACATTGGAATGTTCAAAGAATGCCGGCATACGTGCCGACCTGGTGTTAGAAAAGCCCTCTGCGATACCCTTTTCAAAAAGTGAATCGCTCTGAGAGTGCCAAAAATTTTTCGCTAAAAACTTATCGGTGTTTTCAGCTTGTAGAGGCTGGAAAACCCAGTCTACAGTTGCTTTTCTCAGTTTGTTGAGAGACTTAGAGGGATTAAGACCCAGCTCACGGCATACAAGAGAATTTGTAGCAACATGAATTTGCTCATCTCGGCTAATATCTGCGGAAATCGTTCTGAGACCTGCATCTCCGGCGTAACGGAAGAATGGGAGCAGACAGAAGAAAACACTACGTTCGGCTACCATAGCCTTAACAATCGTGTGATCTTCATGTTCTTCCCATGCTTTTTTCAGGATCTGTGCTTCTCGTTCTGCTTTTTCATCGGTACCGAGGGCATTTACAGCGTAGTTCAGAGCCAAATCATGGTTTTCTTCATCCTTGATGTTCATCTCAAGGATCTGACGTGCTGCATCAGGGATCTCACCTTTTAATGAGTGTGATATGAAGTCACCCACCGGCAGTTCGAGACAGCGGAGAGCCAAAGCGCGGTAGACAGCTTCTTCCGCGCCGGATTTAAGTTTACCTGCTTCAGTTTGAACAGGAGTCCAGGTGCGTTTCCTGGAGATTAGTTTATCATACGGGGTCATTCTGCGCAATCACATTGAGGTTCAGGAGTTAGCAAGTCCGCAAGGTAATCGTCAACATCAGACTCATCGAGTGCAGCATATGCACTGGTCTTGTCCTGAACGTCTCCCATCACTTGCAAACTGTAATAGAGGCTTGTTTGAGGAGACGCTAGCCACTCTTCAATGAACGCATTGTCATAGGTTACCTGATCACTCCATGAGTTGAACGAGTATCCGTGAAGAAGTCCTGTTTTTTCAAGCATTGTCATAAGCTGATCAGCTACAAGTTTGTATGCTTCCCAGCCTACTTCAGAGGCGATTTCAACATCACCATATTCATAGGTTTGGACACCAAAGGTGCCACTGTCACGGTCAACTGACCGAGCGATGGGTGGTGCGATCTCAGGACAGGAAGTAAACCCGTCTAGACCGAGGCTACGATAGCTGCAGGAGGCCGTAGGAGCGATGGCAAAGGCTCTTACCATGTTATGACTCTTGGCAATGGCTGCAGCCTGCTCAATGCCATCTCGGATGGACTGAGCGATATCGTGAGCGGTTGAGAAGTTGACCTTCTCTTGGTTAATATCTCGGAGGGCTACTCCGAATTCGTTATATGTGACTCCGTTTTGGCGGAGCAGGTTGGCAAGTCCAAGCATTCCAAGCCCGACTTGCTTATCAACGTCTGGGCTGAGGTATTCCCCAGATTCTCCGACACCTGTCGTAGGATGGAGCGCACACAACTCGGACATACCCTCAACGAAAGCTTTTGGGATGTCAGAGATAGTACAGGCAGCGAGATTGACATGCTGCAACAAGCATGTGCCTCGTGAAGGCAGGTATACTTCAAGACAGACGTTTCCTCTGATGCGGTTTCCATCTTTGTCGTACCTAATTTTGTTTAACCAGATGTCGCCTTTGCGAATCCCTTGGAGGAGCTCTTCTTTGTGGGGGAACTCATGCCAGGATTCTTCAGTGAGATTGATGCAGCGTTTAACCCAGGGTAGTTCATGTCGGGGTGTTTGAATGAATTCGAGTGAGTCAGGGTGGTCGATGTCGATATGCAGGACGCAAGCTCCATTACGGAAGGTTCCGCCTCTGCGCAACACTTCATTGAGCATAGAGTAGATGCGTCCAAATGACACTGGACCACTAGCCACTAGTTCATCTGGTCCTTTTGTAGTAACAGTACCCTTGGGTCGAAGATTGGACAGGTGTACTGCGACACCAGCCCCATGGCGGAGAGCGTGACTTACGAATCGCCATGAGGATTCGATCCCATTGACACCGGTCATGCTGTCATCAACCGACATGACCGTGCACGATACTGGCAATCTGGACTCGGGGTTGTCCATCCAGGACTGTACACGTCCTGTGCGAGAGATGAGTTTAGACATTATACTAAATCAGATAAATCGGGTGGTTTGTAGTTTGGTCCTTTAAGAACCTTGCCGTCCTTGCGTGTAACAGGCTTGCCGTCATCGCCTAGCTTGGACATGTTTGATTTGTGAACACGGCGGAGAGCTTGTTCAATATCCCAATCCATGTTCTCAGCATACTGAGCACAGACATAGATAAGATCAGCCAGCTCTTTCAAGCAAGCCGCCCTATCAGGAGGATGCATCAGAGCCATGTTTAGATCAGCTTCTAGGAACTCTTTAAATTCCTCAACGATCAAATTCTTCTGTAGTGTCCGCCGGCTCAAATCGTTCGGTATATTGTAGGCGGAGCGGAATTGGATTGCTTGGTTGCTTAGGAGTGACATATTGCAATTCGTTGGTGAGGTAATGAATGGCTTTTTCTAAGTCTTCTACATAGTTATCTTTGTAACCAGCTCTGCAGATGTACTTAATAGCGTTACCTAGGTGGTAGGAAAGTCCTTGATCACGAATAAAGTCCCATACTTCGATGGTTCCCCTTCGGTAGTAGTCTGGCGAGTGGGCCATTCTTTCAATAGTTGTTTTATAGTGTTAGTAAGAGCAAAGTTCTGACGTTGCAGTGCAAGCAGGACAGTAATGATGTCTTCTTTCTCTGCTTTTGGCAGAAGATCTTGCAGCCTACGCAGTTGGAAGCTTTGCTCCATGGTTGGTTCGGTTACAGGCATCGGCGGGAGTCCAGAGGATGGGTCGGTGTTCTGTGAGGTCATAGTTCTCGAAAGTGAGTATCTTTGCCAGACGTGCATTCTGTAAGGCAACTGACTCATCTAAATCCTTTTCTTCAAAGGCTTTGACAATCGTTTCCCAAGTGTATCCGTCTTTATCGAAAATGGCAGCAGCACGTTTCACTCCTAATCCAGGAACTCCAGCATACCCGTCAGTTTGGTCGCCGGCTAGTGTCTGAATAAAATGCCATTGCATTCCTTCTTCTTCAGTGATCTCCATGGTTTCTTCTAGGTTATAGAGAAGACCAGGGATCTGTTTCATATCTTTATCAGGACTGACAATACAGTTGCCTGGATGCAGTGTCGCATAGATTCCCATGGCATCATCTGCTTCCAACTGTGGCATCCTGATTACTTCATATTCAGTTTTTAGTTTTTCGATTACACGTCTATATCCGCAGGGTTTTTTTCTTTGGCGGTGTCCTTTGTAGGAGTCAAGGATAGACTTCCTAAAATTGCGACTATCACTAAAGAAAAGAATAGTACCGGTGCTAGAAAAGAAAGCATCTTCAATCTTTTTGAGTTCTCTTTTTACGGCCTTGTAAGCCTCACTGAACTTCGAGACAACCATGATGACATCATCACCCCAGTCGATCTCTGATTCACATGCGGCACAGGATTTATAGACAATATAATCTGCGTCGATCAATAATTTCATTTAGTGGACGTCTGCCCAGTTGTCTCCGATTTTGGATTCAGCGTCGATTGGGCATCTAAGTTTGTAGTATTCTCCAGCCTCTCTAGCGCTATGTACCAGGGATGCCGCCAAACGGTCTGCATGGAGCCCGTGGCATTCGTATTGGAGTTCGTCATGTATAAAGGCAAGCTGCGAGCAGCAGATATCGTGAG